CCATCAACCACAGAACCAAAGAATGATTTAAAGTTTAGCTTACCGTCATCTAAAGTTTTATAAATTAGGTCGCCAAAAGAACTCTGAACATTTTCAATCATGTTCTTATGTATTTCTTGGGCGTCAGTGTGTCCCTGTGTAGCCTCTGCTGCTGATTTATGCGCTTCTTTTGCGTCATACAATGCTAAAGATTGAGATTCGATTTCTAGTCTTTGCTCAAGTGTTGCAGTTGCACCAAGTTTTGATTGTTGGTTATATGCAAACAATTCTCTTTCTGTCATTCCAAGCTGAGTCATTTGAAGAGAAAGAGAACTTGTTAATGATTCATGTTTTAATGCTGAATCTTCCGCTGCCTTAGTGTTGGCAAGACTTTCAAGAGTAGTTTGTTTATATTGTTGCTCTGCGTCATACAAAGCCCCAACCATTCTTTCAACTTCTATTTTTTCTTCAAGAGTAGCTTCTGCCCCTAATTTTGATTGAGCTGAATACAGTGCTAACTCTCTTGCTGTCATACCTATTGCTGTCGTTTGACTATCAATCTCTTTCTTTAAATCAGCAAACTTTTCTGTATGATTTTCAACAAGAGCAATATTTGTTTCAATCGCAGGGTCAAGACCGTTTGTTATGCCTTTTTGTAATTCATCAAATTGAGCAGTAAGAGAATCCGCTGCTTCAGTTGAAGTATCTGATGCTTTTGCATTTTGAGTTAATTGCTCTTTTAGTAATTCTTCTGCTTCAGTTAAAGAATTTGTTACAGCGTCTAACTCTGCCTGACTTGAGCTTAGTTGATTTGCTGCGGCTGAACTATATAAGGCAGATTCAGAAGCAGCGTCAATAGCTTTCTTTAAATTCTCTTGTCTATTAGTTAGCTCATGTATATGTTGGTTTAAAGGCGCAATGCCTTGTGATGCGGCAAGCTCTAATTGTTTTGTTAAGTTATCAGCGTCTGTTCCTACAACTTTTTCTAGTATCTCGTATAAAGCGAATAGCCCAATTACTGCTACGCCGATTGGTCCACCCATTAAAGTAAGGGCTTTACCAAATAAACCTGCGGCAGTTGCTCCTGCTGCAAAAGCTGTAATTGATGCATAGATAGAAACAATTAATTGGCTAGTAATGACTAAAGAAATTAATTTTAAGGCAGTTGTTGCTATGTCTAAATATTCTAAAAATTTGTCAGTTTTTACAAAATCGTCTACTTGCCTAGAAAAATCAGTTACAGATTTAATGGTTGCCCTCATCGCAGGTTCAAGAATTGTACCTAATGTAATGGCTAGACCTTCATTAGCAGAATTAAGGCTTAACAAATCGCCTGTCATATTATCAAAGTTAGTAGCAGCCATTTCTGTAGCTGTGCTTGTGCCTGTTATTGCTTCTTCTAAAGTTCTAGCATCACCTGCGCCTGCAATCATAATGGCAGCAGACTTCATTGCTTCAGCGCCAAACATTTCAGTCAGCTCTGTTAAACTCATGTTTTCAGCAGAAAGATTTTCTAGAGCGCCTGCCAAACCAACCATCGAAGGTTTAAACTTATTTTCTGCTTCATTTTCTAGTTTTAACAATACTTGCCTAAAGCCTGTACCTGCTTCAGCGGCGAATAAACCACCTTTTGCTAATAACTGAACGCCTACATTAGCTTCTTCAAAACTTAGACCTGCCAAATTAGCAGCGACACCCGCATTTTTCATCGCTTGAGAAGTATCTGTAATAGATGACGAGCCTTCTTTAGCACCTGCCGCCAATACATTTACAAATCTAGCAGCCTCACTTGCTTCTGCACCAAATTGATTAAGTGACACACCTACAGTAGATGCAGCGTCTGCTAAATCCACACCTGCTGCTTCTGCTAACTTAACTGCTTCTTTTGTAACACCAGCTAATGCTTCTGCGCTTTGAAGTAAGTCAGGCTTTGCACTAGCAATTAACTTAAATGCCGTAGCAGCTTGGCTTGCAGATAGAGTTGTTGTTTTACCAATTAACGCAGCTTGTTGTTCGTAGAATTCTAAATCTTTACCAGTTGCGCCAGTAATAGCAGATAGCTCACTAATTGATTTAGTAAACGCCATTGTGTCTTGAGTAATTTTTTTGAATGTAGACGCTAATCCTATACCTGCAAAAGCAGCGCCAAACAAACCAATAGCTTTAGTCGCAAGACCTGTAGATGAACCAAGACCATCCATCGCTTGCTTAGTCTGAGTAACGCCTTTTGATTCAGCTTGTAAGGTTACGGTATATAAATCAGTAGCCATTTTTAATTCCTAAAATTACCAGTTCGCAATGCTTGTTTTACTGCATCATCATCTATAGCAGGCACTTCAATACTCTTATACGGAGATACGGCTGTGCTGTCGTTATATCTATTTGCACAAGAAGTGTAAATTGTTGAAAGTCTTTTTATCGTGTTACTTTCCCACACGCTTAATTTAATTCCTGTCAAATCACACCAACTACTAATCTCATGCCATGTGACTTCGCTTGGACCAATCTGCGATAGTAATTCTATGACATAAGAAAAAGGCGCTATGTCGGGCATAATTGGGTCAGTAATAGACTCAATTCGTGCCTTCGTAGCGCCTTTCTGGTTCGTAGTGAGCCAAGCCCAGTAGCGAACATAATCTTCAAGTAGCTGGCTTAAGTAAAAATGTAGTTAGCCCTATCAGCAGCAGCTTCCAACATTTGCTCCGCAATCCATGACCGTTTTTCATATATCATCAAAGCATTCTCTTTACTACATTTGAGAACTTCTTCGTTGTATACAAGACCCGACCAAGACACAGTGCATTCAGCTAATAAATCACGAACTTGTCGTTCAACTTCAGCTTCAGGCACTTTGCCATTGCGATACTTGTTTGCGTTTTTTGCGGCATTTCGTTTTTGAGCTTGTTGCCATTTAGCCGAATCTCGCCCAAGTATTTTAATGCTAATACTTTTGCCTTTATCGTCTTCAAGCGTCTCACCTGTTATAGGGTGAGCAAGGTCTACACTAATGCCGCTATTCGCAGCTTCTTTCAAATCAAATTGCGCTAAATCCATTCTAAGTCACCTTATGCAGTAACTGTCGAACGAGTGCGCTCCAAACTAATAGTCCTTTGAACTATTGAGTCTGCGCCCCCAGCGACAGTGTCAAATGAAACAACTTTACCAGTGAAATAATCAATTGTTCCGTCTCGGTATGTAACCTCGAAAGAATAATCTGTATCCGCTGCTAGAGCTGCAAGAACCAAAACTTGTCCAGCATCGTCATCATCACGGTTTACCGTAATAGAATCTGCGCCGTTGTTAAAAGTGCCTTTGTATTTATCAGTGCTGCGTTGAGCAATAGGGTTGCTCGTTACAACATTGTATACTTGACCACCAGGAGTCCAATCAGTTACTTGACCGACTGTGGCAAATGTAAGAGCGCCATAACCTGCGTCATCGAAGGTAGCGGGTAAAGAAGCCGAAACACCAATCGTGGTTTCGACAAGGGTCTGTACTGTATCAGGCATAAATCACCTCGTTATAAATGAAATATATCGTATCGAAACGACAATTGTGTACCAAGCCTCCATTACGGTTCCTGCTTGGCGGCTTACTGAGCGTATTGTCGCAGATTGTCCAGAATATGCAACGCTACTCCCAATAGGGTAATGCGCCATAATTTCCTCTGCTTTAGTCTTTGGAGCAATAGCCCCGCCGTCTACAGGATAGCGCAAGATAACTCTAAAGATTCCGCTTGTCTCGTTCATATCAGAAAGAGTTAAAGAATCTATAGAGTTTGGTATATTTATAAGCTCCGCATACGCTGTACCCGATACAGGTGCGTAAGGCATATTTTCGTAATTAACTGGAATGCCAAAAGAGCCATCTAGAAAAGACTGCACGAATGCTTGGTCAATTTTTATGCTCATTTGTTCTTCCTGATAATCGTTTCTAGTCTAGCGATGTTCTTAGCAACCATTCCGTCACGCTCCTCCCAGATACCAACATAAGGGACATTGTTAGTTAGATAGGTAGTTTCACCTGCCCCGCCAACCTTCTTTCCCATAGCGTTAATGGTTTGAGCGCCAGACTTATCTGTAGTATCCAATACTGTGCCAGTAGACATACCAACTGTGGTTTGCCAATTGCCTCTCATTCGACCAGTGTCAACGCGAGTATCGTTGATAACACCACTAAACAATTCAATTTTTACTGCGCGGACGAACTCATCAAGTGTAGATTCTGCTCGCTTAACTATGTCGTTAGGGTTATTAATCTTCATTATCTTCTAGCTTGCACAAAGTAAACCAACGGAATTCCCGCAGGGTTTGACTCTTTTATTGATACGATTGACCAGTTTTCACCACGAATTGTTATCGTATCAGTAGAAACAGGCTCAATCGTATTGTCCAAAATAATCATTCGGTCGCTGCTTAATATCCTAGTGCCATCTACAAGCTCGTCAGCGTACTTCTGAACGATTGTATTTGGAGTATATGTAACCGTAGTTCCTGTAGCGATAGCGCCTGTCACAGGGTTTATAGAGCCTCCTGTGGTGCGTTTAATCTCACCTACAGCGCCAAACTTTGTAATCAGCTTAGAAGCAGTAGCCGCCATGCTGTTATAGAAGGCTTCGCTCATTAGCCCATCACCAATGGTATGCCAAGACCGCCACGAATCATAAGAGCGGCAAGCAATGACTGGCTGCGTGAATGCCTAGCAATTCTTTGGCTGTCAGCTATAGCATATTCAACCTTAACCGCGCCTTTAACCTCTTCGCTCTTAACGCCTACTGCGCTAGATTGCGAAAGGTTATACAAATCTTCACCCGCTTGTATGTCTAGTGCGAGTGACATCTGGCAATTTTTTGCCAATGTTGGTATTTCGTTGTTCTGCCAACTGAAATTATCCAAGTCGGTCAGATTGTTTCGTGGATAAGATAGCGGCTGATAACGCTCTACCATGTCACCCATTAACTGAGATTCTTTACTAGCGATATATTGGGCAGCTTTGATTAGCTGTACTTTGAAAGCATTAGTATCTTCAACCGTAACGCCAAAGCCTTCAGCGTAGGCTATATATTCGGCTATAGTTACATAGGTATTAGCACCAATAACAATAGAGCCATTTTCAACAATCAAGGTAGCCATCTAATATTCCTACTTGCCTTTCGGCTTCTTTTTCTTGCCTTTGTTGTACATAAAATCACCACTTAACTTTATTTGCCCAATACGCCCCGCTCATCTTTCCCTTCTTTATGTTTTCAGCGTGTCTTGCCTGAAAAGAGTTCCTACGAGCAGTGTCAGCTTTACTTTCGTTAGCGCGTTTAGGTGAACCTGAAACTCCCTGCTGTCCAAAACGAATCGTTTTTATTTCATCGCCTTCTTTAGCGACAACAACATGAGATTTGGTCGGATGGTTAGGAGTGCGCTTTGGTTGGTTGTACTTATCCAAACCTAAACGAGTGAGTCTTGAATCTTTTGCCATGATAACCCCAGAAAGGGAAAAGGGGAGCCGAAGCCCCCCATTCCGTTTAGCCGAGAAGTACAGCAGCGAAGTCAGGCTTCCATACTTTGTAGCCGTACAAGCAAGACACATCAAACATTGCCTTGTTGTAGCCTTTGTAGGCAGCTACTTCAAACACCAGACCGCTAACTGGGTCTTGTACTGTCAGACGGTCAACCGCAGCGTCACCGCCAGCAGGTTGTGCCATTGGACGCATACCGATTTCAACAGCCGCTTTATGAAAAGCGATGTTAC